ATGCTGCCACATCTCGCCTCCCGCATCTTCGGGACGCCGTTGCTCGTCCATCGCGCCAAGCTCGACGTGATCCTGTCCGCCCTCGGGCCACGATTGGGGATCGACAGCCCGATCCATGCCGATGCCACGGAACTGCTCGCGGCAGTACCCACACCCCGGCCGAACATGCAAGGTGCGGTCGGCATTGCCGTGATTCCGATCCACGGCACGCTGGTGAAGCGCACCTTGGGGTTGGAGGCGGCATCGGGGCTCACGAGCTACCAGGACATCGGCGCGATGCTCGATACGGCGCTGGCCGATCCCAGTGTCACCGGCATCCTGCTGGATATTGATTCGCCGGGCGGCGAGGCATCGGGCAGCTTTGAGCTCGCCCGCCGCGTGCGCGAGGCCACCGCTGTGAAACCCATCTGGGCGGTGGCCAACGATGCCGCCTTTTCGGCAGCCTACGCGATTGCTTCTTCTGCCGACCGTCTGGTCGTTACCGAAACCGGCGGTGTCGGCTCAATCGGCGTGATCGCGCTGCACATCGACCAGTCGGTGAAGGACGCCAACGACGGCTATCGCTACACGGCGATCACGGCGGGCCGGCACAAGAACGACTTCTCGCCGCACGAGCCGCTCACCGACACCGCGAAAGGTGAACTCCAGGCCGAGGTAGACCGACTCTACGACATCTTCGTCGGCCACGTGGCAGCCATGCGCAGACTGCCGGAGATGGCGGTACGCGCCACCGAGGCCGCTCTCTACTTCGGCCCGAACGCAACGACCGCTGGCCTGGCCGATGCCGTCGGCACGCTGGAAGCGACGCTTGCCGAATTCTCGACTTACCTCAGCTCCCGAGGCCGCAAGGCGCCCCCGACTCGGAGCTTTGCACGATCCGGGGCGACGCACTTACAGGAGGACGACATGTCTCTCGAAGAAACCCAAATGGAAATGATCGGCGTGGATCAGGCAGCCGTCCTGGTTGCCGAGGCCCGCCGCGAGGTTACCCAATCCGCCCAGGCCATCGCCGAGTTGTGTCTGATCGCCGGCTGCCCTGACAAGGCCGCCGCCTTCATTGCCGAAGGCAAGAGCGAAGCGGATGTGCGCCGAGTGCTCTGTGAGGCCAAGGCCGCACGATCCGAGGCTACGCCCATCCATTCCACTATCACGCCGGAAGCCGGTACCGAAACCCCCGAGCGACCCGAGGCATCACCCGTGGTCGCCGCCGTCAAGAAACTCATCCACAAGGAGTAAGACATGCCTTCAATCACCCAGATCAAGAACCTCGGCGACCTCCTGAAGTACGAGGCACCGAATCTTTATTCTCGCGAGGCCGCGACGGTCGCCGCCGGACAGAACCTGCAACTCGGCACCGTGCTCGGCAAGAAGACCGCCGATGGCAAGCTTTACGCCCTGGCACCGGCAGCAGCCGATGGCACCGAAACCGCAGTGAGCGTGCTCGCCGTGGACACCGATGCGACGCTGATCGATCGCGACGACGCCATCGCGGTGGCCCGTCACGCCATCGTCGCGCGCAATGCCCTGATCTGGCCGGCCGGCATCACTGCCCCGCAGAAGGCCGCCGCCGAAGCGCAACTCGTCGCCCTCGGCATCCTGGTCCGAGATTCGGCGTAACCCGCGCAATCCATCGTTCCCCCCGAACCCGCCGCCAGCGGGCTTTCTATTTCGGAGATCCCAAATGCAAAACCCTTTCGACAACCCCGGCTTCTCGATGGCGAGCCTCACCACGGCCATCAACCTCATCCCCAACCGCTACGGCCGCATCGAGCAGCTGGGTCTCTTTCCTGCCAAGCCGGTGCGCACCCGGCAGATCATCGTCGAGGAGTACGCTGGCCGGCTGAACCTGCTGCCGACGAAAGCGCCGGGCTCGCCGGGCACCGTGGGTGAGCGCGGCACCCGCACCCTACGCTCCTTCGTCATCCCGCACATCCCGCACGACGACGTCGTGCTGCCGGAGGAGGTGCAGGGCATCCGCGCCTTCGGTTCCGAAACCGAAATGGAGGCGATCTCGGGTGTCATGGCGCGGCATCTGGAAACGATGCGCAACAAACACGCCATCACCCTGGAACACCTGCGTATGGGCGCGCTCAAGGGCCAGATTCTCGATGCCGACGGCAGCACCATCTACAACCTCTACACCGAGTTCCAGATCGCCCAGCAGTCTGTGGCCTTCGAGTTCTCGAATACGGCGGACAACGGCCAGATCAAGGCGGCCTGCCTCGAGGTACTGGGTCACGTCGAGGACGGCCTCAAGGGCGAGTACATGACCGGCATCCATGTACTGTGCTCGCCCGAGTTCTTCCGGGCGCTCACCATCCATAAGGAGGTCAAGACCGCCTACCAAAACTACCAGCAAGGTATCTACCTCTTCAGCGACGTGCGCAAAGGCTTCCCCTATGCCGGTATCACCTTCGAGGAGTATCGGGGCCAGGCGAGCGACATCAATGGCACGGTGCGCAAGTTCATCGCCCCGGGCGAGGCTCACGCCTTCCCGCTGGGCACGGTCGACACCTTCGGTACCTACTTGGCTCCGGCGGACTTCAACGAGACGGTCAACACCCTCGGCCAGCCGCTCTACGCCAAGCAGGAGCCGAGAAAGTTCGAGCGCGGCACGGATCTGCATACGCAGTCCAATCCGCTGCCGATGTGCCATCGCCCTGGTGTGCTGGTGAAGCTGACGAGCGCCTGATGGTCGGCGTGGCTGATCTGTACGACGCGGCCGCCCGCGCCGGACTGCTCACCCCCGTCAAGGTCGGTGCCCTGATCGTCGAGTGCGGTTTCCGCGCACCCGACGAGACGGTGCTCGATGGCCTGGCGCTCTCGCGCGACTACGAGATTGAGTACCCGGCTGCGCGCATCACGCTCGCGGCCGGCGACACGGTCGAGATCGCGGGCCAACCCTACCGTGTGCGGGAGGTGATTGCCTTGCGGGACGGAAGCGAGTGCCGAGCGCGCCTGGCTCGGTTGTGAGCCGGTCAGGGGCCGATCTTGATCCAGCGGTTCCAGAGCATGCGACTGATGGTGGCATTCACGGCCTGACGGTCGAAGCGATCCGGATCGAAATCCAGTCCTGCCCACTCCTGGAAGGACTTGGTTTCGTCGCCGTAAGGGTCGTCCTCAAGCTGATCGAGAAACGCCTGGTAGCCGCCTGAGCCACCCGCATCGTCGGGCGGGCAGGCGCGCTCGCCAGCCTCGACCCAGGCAAAGCCGTCGTCGATTGGGCTTGGCTTGACGTCCTTGATCGCCTCAACCGTGATGCGGTGCATCCAGCTGTCGCCGAAGTCGTACAGGTAGTCGCAGGTATCGCCCTCGGCCAGCAGTTGGTTGAGGCGGTACTTCTTCTCGTCGAGCACTTCCCAGCCGGGGTCGGTGAACTCGGGATCCGGAACACCGTAATGCTTGCCGCGTATCTCGAACTTGTGCAGGTGGGAGTCGGACCAGCCCATGGCGGTCTGAAGGATGTGATGCAGGGCATCGAGTCGCGTGCGGCCATCGAGGTGGATACGGCGCCAGATGGGCGGCTGGATACCCATGAGATCGACGCGCAGGACGTAGTGGTCGGGCGTTGACTGACTGCTGCGGTGTTTCTTGGTTTTGGTTTGTGTTGCCAAACAGCATCTCCCCCTTATCGGGTTCATTTTATCGGAGTCCCTATGCCCCAATCCAGGCGCGAGCAGATCGTTCGTGAAGTGATGGCGCGCTGTCAGGCGGCGATTGCACCCGTCATCGTGCTGCGCCAACCCGTCACGGCGATCCCTCGCGAACAGGCGCCGGCCCTTGTCGTGAGCATTGTTTCCGACGCACCCGTGAAGCGAAGCAATGACCGCATGGAACGCGAGCTCGTTTTGCGCATCATCGGACATGCCCGCGATCCGACTGATGGTTACGCCGTCGCCGACGATCTGCTTTGCCGCGCGCATTCGGCCTTGCTGCTGGACGCCACCCTCGGTGGCCTGGCGCTGAATGTTGCCGAGATGGACTCCGACTATCAGGCGGAAGACGCCGACGTCGAGGCTATTGCCATCCCTGCGTACTACCGCATCACCTACCGCACCCTCGTTTCCGACATCTCTCAAGGAGGCTGACTCATGCCCAAGCTGAAACTCAAAGTCACCCACACCCATGCCGGGGTGGCCTATCCCGCTGGCCACGTCATCGACGTAGATGACCACATCGCACGCTGGTTGACCGACCACAGCATCGCCGAACCCGCTACCAATCGCCCCGAGCCGGCACCGGATGCAGCCGATGCCTCGGTGAAAACCGCCAAGACCCCCAAGGAGTAATTCACCATGTCCTACTACGCATCGTTCCAAGGCCGGGTCTATCTCGGCGAACGCAACAGCAATGGCGAACCGATCAACGTCCGCTCGCCCGGCAACGTCGCCGACCTGTCGCTGGCCCTCAAGACCGACGTGATCGAGCACTACGAGAGCCAGACCGGCCAGCGTGCTGTTGATCTGCGCCTGGTCAAGCAAAAATCCGCGACCGTGGCGCTGACCATCGAGGAGTTCACCAAGGAGAACCTGTCCCTGGCCCTCTATGGCAATCACGTCACCGATGCCGGCGGCAGCGTCACTAACGAACCGGTCGGCGGGGCGGCACCCGTGATCGGCGACCGCTACTTCCTCGCGCACCCCAAGGTGTCAGCCCTGACCGTGGTGGATTCCGCCGGCACCCCGGCGACCCTGACTGCCGGCACGCACTACACCGCTGACGAGGACTTTGGGGCCATCCAGTTTCTGGACGTCACTGGCCTCACTGCCCCGTTCAAGGCGAGCTATACCTTCGGCGCGGTGACTGAGATCGGCATCTTCACCCAGCCGTTGCCGGAGCGCTTCCTCCGTCTCGAAGGGGTGAACACCGCTGCCGGTAACGCCAAGGTGCTGATCGAGCTCTACCGCGTGGCCTTCGACCCACTCAAGAAGTTCGACATCATCTCGAACGACCTCAACAAGTTCGAACTGGAAGGCTCGCTGCTGGCGGATTCGACGAAACCCTACGACGCGGTGCTGGGCCAGTTCGGTCGCATCGTCCAGCTTGGGTGATCGCCATGACCGAGAACCTCTTTGCGGCACTGCCGCCGGTGCCCGAGTCCCTGGTCATCGCTGGCGAGACGCTCGACGTCACCCCCCTCAAGGTGGGCGAATTGCCGATCTTCGCCCGCACCGTTCGTCCCATCGCCGGCAAGCTCGGCCCCGATCCCGATTGGTTGCGCCTGCTGTCCGAGGACGGCGATTCGGTGATCCTGGCGCTGGCCATCGCCTGCCGCCGACCGCCGGAGTGGGTGTCGGGCCTGACCTTGGACGATGCGATCCGGCTGGCCGAGGCGGTGTTCGGGGCCAACGCGGATTTTTTTATCCGCCGCGTGGTGCCGGAGATCACGCGGGTGAGCCAAACCCTCGGCACGCTGATCCCTGGTCAGATGCCGTCCAGCGGCTCATCCGATCCGGCCACCGTTACCCCGATGTCCTGAACTACACGCTCGCGCAGCTGCGAGCGTTTATCGCGGCCATTGACCGTGATGAACGCGACGATCTGGCGGCGCAGTTCGCACTGCTGGTTACTGCCCAGCGCGGCGGCAGCGCCGAGATCAAGCAGCTCCTGAAGGAACTCACTCGATGAAACTTTCGCTCACCACCTCGGGCCTGCTCGACCCGAAGCGGCTCGACAGCTGGGTGCCGGAGAAGCGGCGGGCGATTCGCAAGGCCGTGGAAGCCGGGATGAAAACCGCCGGCAAGGAGATCGCCCAGTCGGCCCAGTCCCGAATGCAGTCGGTCTTCAAGGTAAGGAAGGCCGGCTTCGTGAAGTCGATGCGCCACAAGCTCTACGCCGGCAGCCCGGAGAAATTCCCGGCGCTGCTGGTCGGCTCGCGCATCTCGTGGCTGGGCATCCACGTCCAGGGCGGCACCATCGGCGGGCGAATGCTGATCCCCTTGCTACCCGAGCACCAGCGCATCGGTCGCAAGGCGTTCCGCCGCGTGGTTGACGGTCTGATGCGCACCGGTAACGCCTTCTTCATCGAGAAGAACGGCAAGGTGATCCTGATGGCCGAGAACATCAAGGACAACACCGCCGAGCTGCGTCGTTTCAAGCGTGCCGAGCGTGGACGTACCGGCGCGAAATCGATCAAGCGCGGCCAGGAAATTCCCATCGCCGTGCTGGTACCGAACGTAACCCTGCGCGGTCGCTTCGACCTGCCGGGACTCGTGCGCTCGCAAATGCCCAAGCTCTCCACTGCCATCCTGCAACAACTCAACGCACAAGGTTTGTAACCCGTGGCCTCTGACCGCGCCCAAATCCTCATTACTGCAATCGACCAGACCAAGGCGGCGCTCGCCTCGGTGAAGGCGAATCTGGAGGGGCTCTCGTCGGCGGCCAGCAAGGTCAATGGCGTGCTGGCGGGGCTGGGTGCGGCTTTGTCGCTCGGCGCACTGGTCGCTGCCGGCAAGGCCGCGCTGGATACCGCCGATAACCTCTCCAAGCTCTCGCAGAAGACCGGCATTTCGGTCGAGTCGCTGTCGCTGCTGAAACCCATCGCCGAGCAGTCCGGCATCTCGATGGAGGGACTGGCCAAGGGAATGCAGAAGCTGGCGACCGCGATGGTCGAAGCGGCGGGAGGGTCGAAGGAGCAGGTCGAGGCCTTCAGCCGGTTGGGCGTCTCGGTCAAGGATGCCGCCGGCCAGTTGCGCCCGACTGAGGAGGTGCTGCTCGACCTGGCCGACGCCTTCGCGGCGATGCCCGATGGAGCCGAGAAATCGGCACTGGCCGTGAAGCTCTTCGGCAAGAGCGGCGTCGAGCTGATCCCCTTCCTCAACCAGGGGCGGGCCGGCATCGAGGAGTTGAAGCAGAAGTTCAAGGAACTCGGGCTGGAGATCAGCGGCGATACCGCCAAGGCTGCCGAGAAATTCAACGACACCCTGGACACGGTAAAGCAGGCCCTGCACGGCATCGCCATGAAGGTGGCCGAGGCTGCACTGCCGGCGCTTCAGGCCCTGGCCGATGCGCTGGTGGCCCTGGCCAGTCACGGCGAGGAGATCATGGCAGTGCTGCGGGTGCTCGGCGAGATCGTCGTCACCGTGCTGGCCATCAAGGGCGTCGCAGCGGCGGCCAAGCTGCTCGAAGCGGTGAACGTCCTCAAGGCGGCCTTCCTGCGCTTCCTGCCGGTATTGGCCGCCGTGGCCGTCTGGGAGATGGGGCGCGGTATCGTCAAGATGGTGCAGGACATCCGCGAGACCAACCGCGCCATCGACGAGATGAACCGGCAGCGCCAGCAGCTGGAACAGCTGACTGCCGCGATGGAGGAACTGGCCAATACCGGTACGCTCTCCGTCAAAACCCAGATGATGCTGGCGGCGCAGGCCGCCGAGCGACTCAAGGCCGCATTGCCCGGTACGGCGGACGCGCTGCGCGCCATCCAGGGCGCAGCCACCCAAGCCGGCGAAGCGATCCGGCAGGCGCTCGATGCCGAAACCAAGAAGGCTGCCGAGACGGTCAAACAACTCTCGGCCAGCTACAAGCAAGTCGCCGCCGACATCAAGGCGATCTGGGATGCCCGCGTTGCCGAGATCGAGTCCAACTACAAGCGGCAAGAAGCGGCCGCACAGAATGCCGCGCGCTCCGAGTCTGCCGCGATTCGCGAGTCCGCGCAGAATCTCCTCACCGCCGAACGCGAAAAGCTCGCCGCCGTCGAGGCCGGCGCGCGGCAGATGGAGTCGGCCTGGAAGGCGACCTATGGTCAGGCCGTGGCGCTCGCCCGCGCTGCCGGCCAGGACGTCCAGGCCATCGAGCGGCAGGCGGTCGAGGCGCGCATCGCCATCTACTCGCAACTGGAGGCGGCATACCGCGCCACCGTCGACCGGCTGATTGCGGAGGAGCAGCGGCACCTGCAAGCCGCGAAAGCTGCCGACGAAGCACGGCTCAACCTGCGTCTGTCGGTCGAGGATCGCATCCGCGAACTGTCCCGTAAGGGGATGGACGAGTACGCGGCCTATCAGGATCGGCTGCGCCAGATCGACGAGAAGCAGGCGCAGGCCCGCGCGGCGCTCGCCGCCGGCAACTACGAGCAGGCCCGCAAGCTCGCCGAGGAAGCCATCGCCCTGGCCGAGCGTACCGCTTCGGCGGTGACTCGCCAAGTCGAGCAGAACGGCAAGACGGTCACCCAGACCGTGGTTTCCGAAGGCCAGGCGGCCGCGACCGCCATCGGTGAGATCAAGGAGGCAGCCGGCATTGCCGATGCCGCCCTGAAGGGCTTGGGCGACGCGCACAAGCAGGCTGCCAGTGCTGCCGGCCAGGGTGCCGACGAGGCCAAACGTGCTCTGGCTTCCGTGTCCGATGAACTGGACAAGTTGCGCCAGCAGTTGCTCTCGCAGGACAAACTCAAGCTCGAGGTCGACATCGAGGCCGCGAAGGCCGGCATCGAAAAACTCAAGGCGCTGACCGAGGCGCAGCTGCTGGTCGCCAAGATTCAGGCCGATACCAAGGAGGCGCAAGCCTCTCTGGAGAAACTCCAGTCTGACGCGGACAACCTGCAACTGCTCGCCAAGGTCGAAGCCGACACGAGTCAGGTCATTGCCGATATCGACCGGCTCAAGGGCACGCTGGCCAGCGCCAACGTGGAAATCCCGGCGCTGGTGTCCTTCGACCAACCCCGCCAGCAGTTGGCGTCGTTCGCGCTGGATGCCAAGACGGTCTTATCGGCCCCTACCTCGGCCACGCACACCGTGCAGCCCGACCTGAATCAGTACCGGGCGGCCGCGTCGGAACTGCTGCGGCCGACCTCGAGCACCCACACGATCTACGTCACCAAGGTCTACACCAATGCTCAGGGCGGGCTGATCCAGAAGCTGGCCGAAGGGGGCCAGGCCATCACCGCAGGGTTTCGCCGGATGGCCGGGCGGATTATGGGGCCCGGCACGGAGACATCCGACTCGGTCCCAGCCCTGCTATCGCATGGTGAATTCGTCATCCGTGCCGCAAGCGTGCGCAAGTTCGGCGAGGCCTTCTTCGCTTCGCTCAACGCGGGGTTCCTGCCCGCCATTCCGCGCTTTGCCGCCGGTGGGGTCGTGGGCAACGCGGTGAGTCAGGTGGCGATGATGGCTGGTGACAACGATACTCCGGCCCGTGACGTAGTCGACCTGCGCTTCCACGTCGGCGGCAAACCGCACACCGTGCAGTCATCGCGCGAGACGGCGATGCAACTGGCGCAGGCGCTGCGTGAACTGTCGCGGGGGGCGTGATGAAAGAAACGTCGCCAACTCCTCTGGCGGATGTGATGCCACCGCCGGGAGGCCCGGTCAAGGCCAACCTCAAGCAGGCGGTGCCCATCGAGTTCTTTGCCTGCACCTGGCAGAGCGCGCAGGACGAAGTGCGCCAGCAGCGTGACTGCGACTGGTGGATCTACGACTGGCAAAACGTCGATTTCTACTGGCTGTTTGGCAACAACTACTGGTGGATTCAGCCGCAGCCGGATCACAGTCCGCTGGCACGCCGCTACTACGATCAGGTCGTCAGCGATCTCAACAACGCCACGAGTCAGGCGTACAGCCAGTGCGAGAGCCGCCATTACGCCGCACAGTCGGAGCCGGAACCCGGTTTGCGTCTCACCGTTTCCAGCCGCCTCGACCGGGGTGGAGTGACGCGCAGTAGCAGCACCGAGCCCAATGGCATCGAGGCGCGTGTGTCCGTACCGTTCGCGGGCGGGACGAATCCGCCGCCGCCCACGCCCTGTCCGATGCTGCGGCGCGAGCTCTTCGCCAAGCCGGTCGATTTCAATTATGTGCTGCACGGGCCGGGAGGCGGCAACTTCCGATGGGAGTGGCGTGATCAGCAGACCGTGACGCCCGACCCATATTTCGAGCTCTACGGTCGCACGCTGAAGTTTTCCGGCAGCAGCGGCTCGCAGTTCCTCGGCAGCCTGCACCTCATCATCGACCGGGTCGCCGACCTGTGGGTACGCTTCGAGTCCCGACCAATTCCGGCGGCCGTCGCGGATCGGGTCGATCCCGCCCAGCCGCTCTCCTATCAGGTCAGCACCGGAGGCGGCTACTTCGGCATCGCGGCGGTGATCGAAGTGCTGCACGTCGAGTCGGGCCAGATCTGGTACCAGAGCGTACACGGATCGAACTACTCGCCCGGCCAGATGACCACCTACAGTTGGTGGCCAAGTGGCTGGGAACAGATGTCGATGGACGCCAATGGCGTCATCCGGCACTACAACGTGGACTGGTTCTACTGGTTCAATACCATCGACCCGGCCAGCATCGGTTTGCCGACGACCGGCACCTATCGGATGCGCTACATCCTGCTGGCCTACGGCTACCAGACCTACAGCCGCTCGGTGAGCAGCAACGCGCTGGGCCTTTCCGGCGACACGCGGATGTCGTGGAAATCGATCTGGCTCTCGCACATGCCGTCGCTGATCAGCTACACGCCCGGGATGACCGACGGCATCATCCCGCCGTTCGAGGTGACCTACACGCGCAGTCCAGTGCTCTATCCGTGGCCGGCGAACGGAACCGGCATCCTGTTCGATGCCGTATTCGACATGAAGAACATCACCACCTTCCGCTTTGTGATCAAGGTGGGCAATACCTTCGATTTCGCCGTCGGACTGGTGGTGCAAGCCTCAGGCTGGCAAGCGTGGGTGAATTTGGAGCCGGGCGAGACGAAATACCTGGCCGGCGGCGTGTCGATTTCCGGGATGGCGAACTGGAATGCCTACCCGTTGCATCCGCAGTCGCCGTATTACGGCTGGCAGGGCAACTGGGGCAGCAGCTACATCTCGATGTACAACGGCCAGTGTTCGATCTCGTTCAGCCTGTTCCTGACGGCACCGGACAACCCGGAAACGACCCCCGCGAACCTGCCGGCCCTGAAGGCGACGCAGCGCTGGTACTGGGATCTGTCCAGCTGGGGCCCGCAATACGAACCCGAGTGGGGCGCGATCAAGAAATACGCCCCTGACGGGCGCTACGACTACGAGTACGTCCTTCAGCAATACAACCTGAATGCGGTGGCGATCACGAGCGTCAACCGCTCGATCACCAAGCCCAGCTACCAGCCGCTGATCAATCCGGCGACCTACTTCGTGACCGGCTACCAGACGACGATGTATGACTGGATCAGCCCGTGGCACAAACGCCCCTGGCCCGGCTACTCGGGATGGGGAAGCCTCTCCGCGCCGATCATGATCAACGGCGAACGTCTCACCTGGAACGGATCACAAAACGTCTGGGTGCCGGTGGAGGCGGTGTCGATCTCGCTCACCCGGACGATGATGCAGCAGGTAGCGGCAATGCTCGGTGTCACCGAGTACGTGGTGATGGATGGAGATGACATTCGCTGGTTCGTGCCGGTCACCTACAGTCCACCGACCTATCCCGAGTCGTTCTCGAACGTGCTGTGGATCGACCGCTTCTACACGCGGGGCGGGGCACTGATCGATGACGCGGCGATGCGATCTGCCTTCCAGACGGTAATTGCCAACAACGTCGCCAGTTGGTCGAACTACCGAAACATCGTCATCCATCCGTCGGTGCGCTTCGGCAGTTTCCTCGACAACGGCGGGTTCGAGGTGGGCGACTACCTGCTGGGGCCCAACGGCGACATGGTCGAGGTGGGCAGCCTCGCCGCGCTCAGTTCGGTCAGCACACGCTTTCTCTACTACATCAAGCCCGAGTTCCGGTAGGAGGCCAACGTGATCATCTTGGACGGCATTCAATTGCCGGCGGGCCTCCTTTGGTCCGACGAATTTGCAGCAAGCCGCGTTGCGCAGAGCGTGCGCCGCACCCTCGACGGGTCGGTGGTGGTGTTCTACGGCCAGTTGCAGGCCGGGCTACCCATCACTCTGGAATCCGAATCCGACGCGGGCTGGTTCACCCGCGCCCAGATCGAAGCATTGGCCCTGCGCGCGGCAAGCCCCGGCGGCGTCTACAGCCTGACCCTGCGCGGTGAGTCGCGGCAGGTGATGTTTCGCCACCAGGACGCACCCGCTTTCGAAGCCCGACCTTTGGTGTCGGTGGCCAATCCACAAGCCGGCGATTTCTACCTCGCCACCCTGAAGCTCATGACCGTTTGAGAGGAAACCATGCCCATTCTCGATAATGAAATCATCTGGCGGCCAGCCGCCCTGATGTCCGACGTGACGCCCGCCCAGAACGGCGGGCGGATGACCTTCTCGCAACTGGTGTCCGGGGTGAAGAACAATCTCTTCCCGGATGTCTCGCAGTCCGAGCGACTGGCCGGTGCCGTGAAGTGGCGCAAGGCTTTCATCCACGTGAACAGCGCGCAGGACACGGCGCTCCTGAACGTGCGCCTGTTCCTCGACAGCCTGACGCCTGCGGGCGACTTCGTGGTGTTCCAGCCGGGCACGCAGACCGACACCGAGGATCAGATCGCCGGTCGGCCCTATGGCATCGGCACGCTCTACGCGCCCGTCGTCGGTGGGGCCGTCCAGATTCAGGTGGCCTGCGAACACAACGCCGAGTACGCCACCCTGCAGCCGCTTCGGGTCGGCGACGTGGTACGCGTCTCGGATCGACCGAGCACTGGCGGTGCCGGCAACGAGGAATGGGTGACGGTCAGCGGTGTGAGCTACGGCACCGATTTCGCCACGGTGGATGTCACGCCCGCGCTCGTGAACAGTTATGCCACGTCGAACACGTTGGTATCCAGCGTGCTCGAACTGCCCAGCGCGGTGGCTGGCGTCACCGGGGTGTCGGTGATCAGCGGTGGTGGCAGTTTCGATTCCGCCACCGTCGGCAATCTCATCGCCCACAACAAGGGGGCGGTGGAGGAGAGCTGGACGCTCACCTTCACGAGCACCACTACCTTCACGGTGTCGGGCAACACGGTCGGTACCCTGGCCAGCCCAGGATCGGTCAGCGCCGACTACGCGCCGCTGAACTCGGCGACTGGTATGCCGTACTTCACCATCAAGGCCATCGCTTGGGCTGGCACGTTCCAGATGAACGACACGGTGACCTTTGCGACGCAGCCTGCCGCGATTCCGATCTGGTATCGCCGCCAGGTGCCGGCGGGGACATTCAGCCTGGCGAACGACTTTACGTCGTTGGCCATTCATGGGGAGAGTGCGTGATGCCCCGGGTCGGATTCAAGAAAACGTGGGCTGCCGGCACCTTCGACAAGTCCGCCGTACAGACCCTGTTCGCGCGCCTCAAGACCTACGTGACGAACGCCGGGTTCAACGTGTTGCTCGATACCGTCGACGGCATCGACTTCATCCGGATGGGCTCACCGGCAGGCGCTGCCGATGATGACGTTCCGCACTGGGCGTTTAGCTTCCAGGATCAAGACCCCTACGGGGCGATCTTCGCGTACCCGGTCTACGGCAACAACTATCTCGACGAGGCGGCCTACGCCCACAGCTACACCATCGTGCATTCCGCGTGGGTTGGCAATCCCTCGCCGGAGATGACGATCTGGTTCGCCGCCGACGGTGCGGCCGGGTGGTGGTGGCTACATGCCAGCCAGGTCGATACCAACAGCACCGCCGGCGTGTCGATGCGCTTTGCTGTTGCCGGCGCGACTTCGCGGCGCTATCCATCCGACACCCACCAGGGGCTGTGCGCCCGTTACGGCATCTGGGATCCGTGGGGCGACTGGGAGCCAGCCTACGCGAAGGACGAAGATGGCGTGATCGATATCTACCCCTGGACAGGCACGTGGTCGCCCTTCGGCGAGGGGTGGACATTCAATGGCAAACGCCACGCAGGGTCGCCGGTTCCCAAGATGGCTGTGCCGCAGTTCCCCAATCGTGACGGTGGCATCAGCGCCTGCATCCTCGGCGAATTCAACGAGATTCTGATCCTGACCGACGGCTACGCCCAAGAGGAGGTCGTCGTGCCGGGCTGGATCGCGATGATCGGCGACGAATGGGATCAGCCCTACGCCGTGCCGGCCCCACCTCAGTTTGACGACCCGGACGCCGAACCGCTATGACCCTCGGCATCTCGCTTGCCATCACGCTGGGGGCGGGGCTGTACGCGGATTCTGGCCCGACCGTCCTCAAGCGCCGCTTCGAGGCCGCCTGGGGCAAGACGGAGGTTTTCGTGGCCAATGCCACAGCGTGGGAACTGGCTCGGGAGCGCGCGTGGCAGCACGCGGAAGGCTGGTCGATCCGCTTCGCGCAGAACCTCCAGTCCCCCTACGGACTGCGTCTCGAGGGTGGAAGCCGGTATCCCTACGGGAACATGCGCCAGCACCGCCGGAGCATCTTGGCGGCCTGGGGTGACGTGCATCAGACCAAGGCCCGCCACGTTCTTCCGTACACCGATCTCGGCAGATGCCGGAAATCGATGCGGGCCGCGTACTGGCTCACCCAGCAGGTTGTAGCCAGTCTGGTACTCGGGTACGGCGTGACCAACGTCGATCCAGTCGCCAAGCGGATGACGGCGTCCTGGTCGATCCTCGATGACACCCGTCTACAGGCGGTGGTGAACAACCCGGAACTGGTCTGGCACGGCCAGCGCATCCGCATCGTCGAGGCGACACTCTCCTGTGACGAGGAGAGCCCGGTCTGGATCGCGCGGGTCGAGATCGCGGCCATCACCGATTTCGCCGCCATTGGCATCGGCGACACGATCACCCTTGTTCTGGGGCTGGAAACCTTCGTGCTGGTGGTCGACGGCAAGACGCTGTCGCGTTCCTCGGTCGCCGAACAGCGGATGGAGCTGACAGCAGTCTCGCCCGTGGCGCTGCTCGACGCACCGTTCGCCGGCACGATCCGCTACTACGAGGCTGGTGCAGTTTCCGCGCGTGCGACGGTGGAGTTCCTGATCGGTTCGGTCGACTGGCAACTGCCTGACTGGATCATTCCGGCAGGCCGGTTGATGCTGGAAGGGGCGACACCCCTAGCAGCCGCCCGCAACATCGTCGCGGCCATCGGGGGCATCGTCGAGAGTAATCCGGATGGCACGGTGGTCTGTCGCCGCCGGCACGCAGTCAGCATCCCGCAGTACGGTGCTGCGACTGTTGCCCACAGCCTATTCGACGCCGACGTGATGTCGGCGCAGGCACAGATCGCGCCGATGCGTGGATATAACCGGGTGACCATCGCCAACGAGGAAGGCGGTACGGGCACGTCCGCCGACCGCATCGAGTACGTGGCTGATGCCGATGACGCCTATCGAGGCACGGTGCGCGCCTATCTCGCCAGCCAGCGTGCGGTGGTGCTGGCCCACACCGGGCATCCGTCCACGGTCATCGCGACCCTCGGTGCAATCACACGCACCGAGATTGAGACGGTCGAGTTTATCGAGGGGCAGGCGAGCACCCGATACCCGGTGACCGCCATCGCGAATGTCGCTTGGCAGCACACCGGGCTGGGCGACGTGACCGCCTCGAGTCAGAGCCTCATGGCGGCCACGAGCGGTTACAGCCTGCTTCGAATCACTTACACCACCACGTCGCTCGACTGGCGCGTGGCGCTTCCCATCGACGAGGAAGTGCAGTTCGTGCTGGTCGATGCCTGAGGACACATCATGGCCAATGCCACCATTCGCGTTCAATTCGGCAACCCGGACGGATCGGGTTCGGACGGTCACTTGTCAGCCGAGGTCGATACTCGGCCCGATGGCCTGAACGGCGGCCGCAGTTCCTTCAGCCCGGGCGAAACCGCCTACATCCTCGTCTACAAGTCCGATAACGTCAGCATTACGGACACCATCTGTTCTGCCGGATCGATCTCGGCGCAGGGCAGTGCCGTGGTGACGGTGACCGAGGAACTGATGTTCGAGGACTCCGATATGGCGACGCTCGGCAAGCCGGCGCGCTCCAGTCTCTCGCAATCGGTCTGGTATGGGCGCAGCCTCGGCGGCCTCACGCTGCAGTCCGACAAGGTCACGGTGAAGGCGCAAGCCAGGGGCGTGGCGGTGGCCAAGGTTACCTACGACGCCCTGGCGTTGGTCTACGCCCTGTCGTCGCCCTCCACGCTCAACGGCGAGACGGATTTTTCCATCCTGGCCCTGATCAAAGGGACGGCATCGTGATCATCGAGGTCTACCGGGGAGATGGCTCGCGCGAAGGCTCGCCCATCGTCGAGCCGCTGCTCGCTGACGATGCGCTGATCCACCGTGGCGTGGCCGAGATGGATGCCAATGCGCACGCCTTCAACCGGGTCGAGATGGCCGTGGTCTTCCGGCCAGGGATTCGTCTCGGTCAGATCGTCGAGGCGACTGACCCGTCCACGGCGAGCCCCTACCGCGCCAAGGTGACCGGCATCCAGATCACGGTATCCGAGGCGGTCATCGAAACCCAACTCACCCTGGAGCAGCCGCGATGAGCTTTGCATTGAAGGAACTATCCCGCCTGCTGGTCACGGATGCACCGGTGGTGGGTGCTGTGGTCGGCATCGACGGGGCGGTCGTGCGCGTGGCCACGGAGCGGGGTGCCGTCACCGCCCGGACACTCGATGCCGTGGCCATCGGCGACCGGGTGCAGATCAAGAACGGCATCGCCACCAAGGCTCCGGTGGCCAAGCAGGTATTTCCCGTCTGACGACAATTGGAGGAATCGAAGTGAAGCAAGCGACGACATTTCTGGAGCGGGTCAGACCCGCTATCGATGCCCTGCCTGATGGGGGCGACAAGGACACGCTACTGGCCCTGGCCGAGGCACAAGACACCATCGAGCGCGGTGACGTGCACCCGAAGCAGCGGGCCCTAGCCATGCGCCGGCTGGCGGGCGGCGCTGCCGTCGTGGCCAGCAGGAAGGCTGCGCCTCCGCAGGCCCAAGGGCGCGGCAAGAAACCGTAGCACCAAGGCAACCCCAATTCACACCCGCGAACCCGCCCACGAGGCGGGTTTTGCATTTCTGGAGGACGAAAACATGGATTCCACCCAAATGGAGCGGCGGAAAATGGTGACCATCCCGCAGGAAGAATTCGAGGCGATCCTGGAGCGTGCCGCCGAGCGCGGTGCCCGACACGCGCTGGCCGACGTCGGCCTCGATGGGCCGGAGGCCGCGCACGACATCCGCGAGCTGCGCGGGCTGCTCGACGCCTTCAACGAGGCCAAGAAAACCGCAGGCCTGACCATCGTGAAGATGCTGGTCACCGGCCTGGTGATGGCGCTGCTGGCCGGCGCATTCCTAAAACTCAAGCTGTTCGGAGGTGGCCAATGATCGAGACTCTGCTTGGCGGCCTCCTCGGTGGTGCCTTCCGTCTCGCGCCGGAAATCCTCAAGTGGCTCGACCGCAAAGGCGAGCGCGGCCACGAACTCGCGATGCAGGACAAGGCGCTGGAGTTCGAGAAGCTGCGCGGGGCGCAGCGGATGGCCGAGATCGGCGCTGCCGCCGACGCCGCGTGGAATACCGGGGCCATCGATGCCTTGCGCGAGGCCGTCGCGGCGCAGGGGCAGCGTTCCGGCGTGCGCTGGGCCGATGCCCTGTCGATCAGCGTGCGTCCGGTGATCACCTACTGGTTCATGGCGCTCTATTGCGCTGCAAAAACGGCGGCGTTTGCGGCTGCCGTCACTGCCGGTGCTGGTTGGGGCACGGCGATCCTGCATGCCTGGACGGAAGCCGATCAGGCGTTGTGGGCCGGGGTGCTGAACTTCTGGTTCCTCGGGCGCGTGTTTGACCGGGTGCGGCCGTGATCGAGGTTCCGAAAGCAGCCATCGAACTGACCAAGCGCTTCGAGGGCTTCGAACGCAAGGCAAAGCGTGGGGTCGAGATCACCGCAATTCCCTACATCTGCCCGGCAGGCTTCTGGACGATTGGCTACGGCCACCTGTGCGACCCGAAGCATCCGCCGATCACCGAAGCGGAGGCCGAGGTCTATCTGGCGCGCGATCTACAGACAGCACTGGCGGCGACGCTGCGCTACTGTCCGGTGCTGGCCACTGAGCCGGAGGGTCGAGTCGCAGCCATCGTGGACTTCACCTTCAACCTCGGTGCCGGGCGGCTGCAGACATCAACGTTGCGGAGACGGATTAACCAGCGGGACTGGCCGGAAGCCGCGCGCGAGTTCAGGCGATGGGTGCGAGGTGGCGGGAGAATTCTGCCTGGGCTTGTGGCGAGGCGCGAAGCAGAGGTGATGCTGCTTCGAGAGTAG